TGGTATCAAGAGTATAAATAAAAAACCACAACCTTTATTTTTACTGATGTAATATTCATCGTGCATTTTGCTTATTTGCTTTTTCTTATTAGTCTTTTCTTTGATCATCTCTATCTGCTTTAGCAATTTTGTTACTATCAATAAGTTGCGGTACGCCCAAAATTGTCTTAATTAAAGTATCTTGTCTGATTATTTCGTTGTCAAGCGATCTAATTCTATCTATCAAAGCTACAAGTATGCCGTGCTGGCTATCCAGTTTAGTACCTAAGCGCTCTTCCATTGCTTCTATCTGTTGCTGTACTTTATCATCAACAGTATCTATCTTTGTCTCCATACCGTCGACTATCCTCATAATCAATTTGTATATAAACCACCCTAAGCCTAAAGCAGCGGCAATAGGAAATCCAACTTGTTGGATAATGGTGACAAATTCTTGCATTTAGGTATTAGTCGTCGCTGGAGTTAGACGCTCCAAAGTAGAACGAGACTACAGCACTGGCTAAACCACCAAGGTAACCCAAAACCAAATTTATAAGTGCTTCTGAATTTTGTTCAGGCGGTTGCAGAGTGACCAAGAAAATATATCCTAAAAAACCGCCGATCATCGCTATACCGATAATCCTTGCGGTCCAATCTTTCGAGAAATTTTTTCTTGCGTCCTGAACATCAGCTGCTTCTAAAGCAAAAATGTCAACTTCATGTTTTTTCATTTCAGCTTCAAACTTGAGTTCTGCTTCTTTAATCTTAGCTAGATCCTCCATAGAAGGGTTAGCCATAGCTTGCTGAATAGATTTTTCATTATTTGGTATTCCTAGTGCATCGGATATAAGTTTGCCCGCAGCACCTCCCATAGGACCACCCATAGCTGCTCCTAATGTTGGAGCAAGTGCACCAACAGCACTTTTCAATAAATTTTTAATAGCCATTATTCATCCTTTTTTAAAAATAAGTCAGACCTATCCATCACGACAGGTTTGTCTGATAAACATTCTAACATGTCTTTCGTAAAGTAGGTGTAAGGTTCAGAATTTTCGGTAAATCTAGATTTTTCATGCACCATAAATCTAATATCGTATTTTTGATAGGGGCTCCACTGGTGATACCAAACACCATCTGTCAGGCAAAATACAATCACAAAAGGATGACCAGTAGCCATCGCCAGTTGTGCACCGTTTTTTAGTTTCGAGGTAGACACTATTAACTCGTCGTATTTTTCGAAACCAAAACTGCGACACTTTATTTCGACCCATTTACCACCGTGTGGCATTTCAGCCCAATAATCCACATGATATTGTGGGTGGAGCTTATAGCACGAACACCCCCACTTCTGTTCGATAATCTTAGCAATTATTTCTTCTCTGATTAAATCAGCTTCGGTTTCCTGCCAAGGCTTGTTTGTAATATCCATTATTACACGGGGCTTTTTCTTAATTCTTGTAGATCAGGATCATCACAAATCCAACGCCAAATAGTGACGTGGTTGTAAACAAAACCTAGTTCTTCCAAAGCTTTCTGGACTTCTCTTATTGAAATACCTTCGTGCTCTTCTAACAAATTAAACAAAGCTTGCTTTGCTTCTTTTCGTTTCATTCTTCTACTTATAAACATTATTCCTCCATAAAACTTGAGTCAATAGCGACTATTCTCTTCGTGGGCCTACCCTTGCCTCCAATCTTGACATCAATCTCTTGGATCTCTCCAGCATTGGTCAAGCGTTCAATTATTTCCTTAACCTCATAAGATTTCATACTACGAAATAGCTCATGACGATCTACCTCTCGTTTAGAGATACCTTCACCCCCACGAGATCTTATGAAGTTCAGTACAGATTTTATTTTTGATTCGGTAGCAGATGACGCTACACGATCACGACATGCTTCGATAAACAACAGGTCGTAATACCTAACTAAGTCTATACACCAGTTTGTCACGTGCCCTGGTATTTCAACAGCATCAGGTCTTTCTGCTAGTGCACAAGAAAGTGCTAACCGCATAGCTTTCTCTCTAGATCGAGATAACAGCGGTTCTAGATTCTCACGCTCCAGCATGTCTTGTCTTTTGATTATTTCTCTCGCAAAATTATCTAATAATTCTTCTGATTCTTTATCAAACCGTAAAATTTTTTGTTTGCAATCTAGTTCAGCGTTATTTTGATAGGCATGTCCAAACTCGCCTTGGGGTCTACGTATATAATTGACCCAATTAATCAACTCAAGTGGAGGTTGTTTGTATCTTTTCAAACCTGCTATCCTTCTAGGCTCTTTCGATTCTACTATTAAGAATCTATTTAAAAAGCCATCAGCAATACGTCCAGAAGATAGTGCACTATAAAAGTTTCTTGGTACTGACATACCAACTAGCGTTATTGCTGGTTTATGTGTAACCCTATTCATGTACATGTCCTTCATGTTTTCGGGAACATTCATCAAAGAATAATTATCTGGTCTAAGCACACCATGACAACGACCCCAAGATTCCATCAGGGTCTGTATACCGTCCTCTCTGTTGGTGTTTTGTTGCGTTGATATATTTTCAAGTCTTTTGCCGAACTCGTCCATAACAGTTATTTGTGTTGGTCTTAACTTCAATACTGAGTGGACGGCACCAGAAGATGTGTACCCATCACCAACAATCAAATTTTCATGATCTGTTTTGTTAAGGACCGATTCTACAAAAGTTTTTATATTCTCTTTACCTTGGCCAGATTTAGCTATACACATAAAAAACAAAGAAGAAAAGTTATTCATATCAGTTTTATATAATCTTCCACACACAACGCTGGCTAAACATAAAGATGCTACTAAAGATAATTCAGGTTGGTTTACTTGTGCTATATCTTCCGCGTAGCTCATCATTTTTTTCATAATTCCAGGAGGATTAAGTAAATCTTTTGGTCGATCTATAGTTTGTATGACTTGGCTATATAATGGTGCAATCTTATTTTTTCTTTCATGTGTTTTTTTGATGTTGAAAACTACATTGTCGATCTCTTTTTGTGGTAGTGGCGGGCTGTTTTGTGTGTTCCAAGATTGCAAAAAAAACTTGGCAAACTCTTCATTCACATTTTTTGAGATTAAATACCCAGCAATCCGAGCGGCTGCGTCGTTACGTGATCCCTCTATTACACCATCCAAACTAAAAGGAGCAGTTGCAGGTTTACCATTATTAACAGATGAACCCGTTATTTGTTCCCATTCTTTTTCTGTAAAATCGGGTAAATCGTTAAAATCAAATAAATCCCAATCGGGTAATGTGAGCGGTTTGTATAATTGGCCGTTGGCGTGCCGATTATAGGGAGCGATAATCAAACCGCCCACGCCCCGAATATCTATCATCCTTGATAGTTGTGTTTCATTGGTTCTTCGAGAAACAAATGTAGTGTAGTTTTCTGGGTTGTTGTAGTAGTAATGCATGCCTTTCCCAGTACGCACTTTGTAAGGAGTTACTGGTAAATTTTCTTGGACCCACTCCATACTTTCTGGGCTATCGGCATCAACAACAATAAAATCACCGCATATTAAAGCAACTACTAAATCATCACGATTTTTGAACCAGTCCTCAACTATTTTTCGTTTTGGTCTTGCGCTTTTGTACTGCTCCCAGGAGCCTAATGTTTTAGGTGGTTTTTTATCTTTTCTTTGTAAGGGAACTACATTTAATCCCTCATCATAATAAGCTAGTGCAAGATCAAGTGGTTTCTCTTCTTCCGTTAGATTCAGTTGAAACATCAGCTCCCTTAATAATTTCTTTTAGTTCCCCATATATGGATTCAAAATCCAAACGACCTCCAGTCGCTTGTATAATTTTTTTTGCTTGCTCAATAGAGGGTTGTCGATAACCATAACGCCAAGCACGTATTGAGGCTTCAGAAATGCCAAATAATTCTGATGCCGTCTTATGACCGATAAATTTTATGTATTGTTTCAGGGTATATCTTTTCACTTCTCTCTCTGTAAATTTTGGAAAGACCCCTACATTTTCCAGGCTAAGTAATTCTTTCTTAGCAATCTCTCGCATCCGAAAGTTATAGTTAGCATACCAAACAATATTTAGTTTTGACAATAGTTTTTCCTCAAATAATACTAGACATAGAGTAGACTAGCTTTTATACTAATGCAACAGGAGGAAAAGCTAATGTCGATTCAAGAAAGAATAGTAAAACCTAATGAGTTGGTTGACCAACAAGGGGTTAAGCTTTTAGTTTATGGTGCAGCGGGAGCTGGTAAAACATCTCTTTGTGCTAGCGCACCAGGTCGTGTGCTCATGATAAGTATGGAAAGTGGTTTGCTTTCTATAAGAGATCGTGAGAATGTTGATGCTATCGAAGTCAAGGAAGCATCAGAGATTATGGACATACATGATATGTTGAAGAATGGTGAACTGCAATACGATACAGTTTGTCTTGACTCCGTATCAGAGATGTCTGAAATATTACTTAACTTTGAAAAACAACGTCATAAAGATCCACGTATGGCTTATGGTAATGTTCAAGAAACAGTTACAAATGTTATGCGTGCTTATCGAGATTTACAAATGCACGTGGTTTTTGTTTGCAAGATGGAGAAACAAAATGTAGACAACGTAATGCAGTATGAACCAAAGATGGTTGGTACTAAATTAGGGCAGTCAATAACATATTTTTTTGATGAAGTTCTTGCACTAAGAGTTATTGAGGACCAAGATGATGACGGTCAAGTGGTAAAAAGAAGATGGTTGCAAACTGATGTTGGCCAAGGGTACACCGCAAAAGACCGCTCAGGTAAGCTTGAGCCGTTTGAAGAACCTAACCTAGTTGATGTAATTACTAAACTAGGCTTCACTACACAATTACAATCTATAAAAGGAGGAAAAAATGGAACGTGATTTTGATGGGGTAGATTTTGTTAATGAACCTACAACTAGACCAGCACAAATAGAGGTTGCGCCTAGCGGAGAACATATAGCAAAAATTATAGATGCAGAAAAATACAAATCGCAGGCAGGCAACTGGACTCTGCGTGTAGTCTTTCAAATTGAAGGCGGTAAATATAGAGATCATAAGGAATGGTATAACTTATGGAACCCAGATCCAGATGCTAAAAGAATATCAAATGAGATATTTAGTGCTTTAGCAAAGGCTGTAGGCTTCAAACAGTTTCCAACCTCTGTTTTATCTTTCGTTAATAAACAACTTGTTTTAGATGTAATACAAGTACCAGATTCATTTACAAATAATGAGGGTAACGAGATTCAGACTACTAGGCTTAAAGTCTTAAATTATAATAAGTTCGACGATGGCTCACCATCTGTCGGAAAACCTACATTGTAGCTTACCCCTACCCGCTCAATGTAGTTGGGAGTCTTCGGACTCCCTTTTTTTTAGAGCGAGAAATTTAACTTGAGGTAGAAACTATGAAAAAACTACCCTGGATATGAAGCAAACTTCTCGCAGACTTATTTTTTTTCTGTCTTGTATTCTTGGCCGTATTCAAATTCTAGTAACTTTATAGCACAATCAATAATCTTACATACGTCCTTAGATTTGTCTTTATCTTGATGCCTAGTTGCGTATTTTACTATATTAAATTCTAGCGCATTTAACTTATTTTTTTGTGCATATTCAATAGGTTGGATGGGATATTTGAGATAGTGGTTCCCGCCTGCTTGTTTTTTAAGACTTTTCATTTTTTTCTTTGTAATCCTTAAATTCACACAAGGTTAGGAAAAGTTCGTTCCTGATAGTTTCTTCTTTTGCTTGAGCAACCGCTAAATCAGTTTCTAGTTGTTTGATCCTTTTTTTGTAATAGTCTTTATTTTTTATAGAAGGCTCAATCATCCTAATTTTATTACTGACTATTTTCCAGGTAGTATTTTTTTCGATATTCATTTGTTTAATTCAACCTCAACTAAATCAGGCGTATTATATACGCTGGCTGCTTTACCATTTTTTACAGCGTTGTATTCTCCGAGTAAACGCTCTAGCTCTAACCAACCTCGCTCAAGGTCTGCGGCTTTCATTTTAAAAATTTTTGAAGCATAAGGAGGTTTTTTCTCTTGTGCTACAAAAAAGAAGTCTTGTACCTCAAAGCCAGCCCTTTCAAAGCCTTGTTTGTACCAAGCTGCTTGTAGATCATATTGGTATTTTCTTATTGAGTTAGTAAACCCACGTAGCGAACAATCAGTAGTGGTTTTGTAATCAACAAGAATAATTCTATTCTGGCTGTAAACACCTTGCAGAGGGTAACGCACAACATCGGCTTTTACTTTCAAAAACGTTTCCCCCTCCCACCAGTAGATTGCTCGCTCGTAAGGAAAATTAAACTGAAGTGGGTATTCGTTGCTTGAAGGCTGTAACATTTTTTTGGCTTCTGGTATCAAGGCTTCGTTCATAGCAAATATTTTTTGCCTATCCTCTGTAGAGATAACGGTCAGACCACGGGCCTCAAACTCAGCACGTGCTTCTTTGTTGGCCCTAGTATAGGGTGAGCCTGATAAACAAGCGATTTCATTGTTAAAAGTTGTTTCTCCCTCTACAACTAAGGCATGAGCTGCAGTCCCAAACCTTAGTGCAGAAGAATCTTCCATCTCTTCCTCTAGGGCGTGTAATTGTGACACGCCAAACCGTCTAATTTTCGATGAGGATAAGCCTGGGCCCTCATGATAATTTTTATTGTCCATAAAAGGAAAGTAGATGGCTTCACCTAAGACTTCGAATTCATAAGCTTCTAATGATTTAGGTATGTTCATGTGCGCTCCTTGACTGGGAAGATTGGTACTTTTGTTAAAGATTCAAGTAACAAATCGTATTGTTTTTGGTCTTGTTGCTTAAGCTCAGACATGGCAGTTTCAGCGCACCACTTAAGATGCTCTGCTTGTTCAAGTAAAGATAGATCATCTAAACTTTTAATAGTATTAGTTTCGACATATTTTTTCATGCTTTCTCCTTCATGTTGCATTTTAGCATAACATATTTTAATATTATATTACTACTTGAAGTAAATAATAAATAATGAAGGAGAATATTATGGGTAGATGTAGCGATTTACATATCGAATTAACGGATGAGATTCTTTCTAATCCTAACAAAGAAAGGGCTTTTAGCGAAGCTTTCAAATTTGGTTTCGAATCTTACGAAGAGATTGTTGACCAATACAAAAACTATTACAAAAAGTATATTGGTACTGAATGTAAAAACCCACGTTTTGAAGTAGATACTTTTATGCGTGATTGCGATTTTTGTATTACTGATCAAGGTATCTAAACCTTGGTTTTCCGCATCCCTTATCACTCTCCGATAGTGGGATCAGAGTAACAGGAGCACTCGGCGGCAAAGCTCCTGCTTCTTTCTACCATATTTTTTTTATTAATGCTAGACTTGAAACATGAGTTTAAAAGTAGTAAAGCTTGATGAGCGTCGATCAAAACCTGATGTGAATGAAATTACCGATAGTCTGAACTCCTTGTATGATAATTATGAAAGACGGGGCCAGTCAGCAGTTGATACTTCCTTAATCATGATAAGCTACGCTTATGCCGAACTCCTAGGCAAGATTGGCGACGAGCCTGCATGTGTGAAAGCACTGTATGAGATCATGGCCAAGTATTCTAAAAACGATAACAGCATCTTCAAAATTCTATTTTTAGGCGAAGAGTAAATTATTAGCTTGTTTCAGACTGTTGCAATTCCTTTAAGAGTGTGATATAATATAGGTTCTAGCCTAAAGCTAGTTTGATCTTAAAATAATTTAACGGAGGTATATATGAAAAAAATAAAAAAATCTAATGATGAACTAAATGCAGAGGGTTTAATAGACTTAGCTTTAATATTTGCACAAAGAAACTGTAATGAGTTTTTTAAAATGGATTTGTTAAAGGAAACAACTTTTAAACATAAACATTTGGATAGCTTGGTGCAAAACTATATTTATAAAAA